TTCCTGTTAAAACATCTGCATTGGTTGTAACGGAGGTTGAGGAAACGCAGTACCGTAAAATCGATGACATCATGAATATTGAAGAGGCATTGACCAGGATAACTAATCAGCTGGTGAAAGCCATTAAACAAAAACACGACATCGCCAAGTCCTATGGAGAGCAGCCACTCAAGGAAGAATTGCTGCAGGCTCAAATTGATAGGATTAGAGCGGAAGTTGATAACATGTCTGATGATACCGGGGACGCTCCATTTGAAATTGTCATTACGAGAAAAGGTGACAGCTCATGAGTGCAGCGCCGGCTATTCGAATAGAAAAAGAAGTCAATCCTCATTTTGAGGATTTTTTGTTTGATTGGAATGAAAAGTTTCAGTTATTGGTTGGCGGATACGGTTCATCAAAGTCTTATCATGTTGCTCTTAAAGTGATTTTAAAGCTGCTAAGTGAGAAGCGGACAGCGCTTGTTGTTCGTGAAGTGTACGAAACACATAAGGATAGTACCTTTGCCCTTTTCAATGAAATCATTGAGGATATGGGCCTTCTGGATGATTCCGGAAAAAGGAAAATTGCCAAAGGGAAGATCCGGCCGAAGGAAAGTCCTTACGAACTAAAATTTTATAACGGGTCCAAGATCATCTTTAAAGGGATGGACAAGCCTGCCAAGTTGAAATCCATTCATAATGTTTCTTTGATTTGGTTGGAAGAGTGTTCCGAAATCAAGTACGAGGGATTCAAGGAATTACTTGGTCGTTTACGTCACCCATCTTTAAGGCTGCATATGATCCTTTCAACAAACCCTGTTGGTGAGGATAACTGGACATACAGGCATTTCTTTCAAGATAGAATCAATAAGCGCTATGTTCTAGATGATAAGGTGCTTTATCAGGAGCGGACCATGGTTGTGGGTGATACCTACTACCATCATTCGACAGCCGATGATAACTTATTCCTTCCTGAAAGCTACATTGAGCAGCTGGAAGAGATGAAGGGTTATGATCCAGACCTTTATCGCATAGCAAGAAAAGGGCGGTTCGGTATTAATGGTGTTCGAGTGCTTCCGCAGTTTGAAACAATGGAACACAGGAAAGTTATGAAGGCCATTAATCTTATTAAGAAACCACTATTCCGAGTCGGTATGGACTTTGGTTTCGTTGATTCCTATAACGCTGTTCTAAGAATGGCTGTAGATATGGAAAATCAATATTTGTATATATATTGGGAATATTACAAAAAGGGAATGACAGACGATAAGACCGCCGAGGAATTGAAAGAGTTCAAGGATAGTGGTGAAAGGATTATCGCTGATTCCGCTGAGCCTAAGACCATTCAGTATTATAGGCAACAAGAATTCAATATGGTTGGTGCTCATAAATATCAGGGCTCACGACTTGCAAACACAAAGAAAATGAAGCGATTCAAGAAAATCATTTGTTCTGATGCTTGTGAGAACACTATCCATGAATTAGAAAACCTTGTTTACGCTAAGGACAAACAAGGCAACATCATTCCAGATGAATTCGGTATTGACCCTCATACATTTAGTGCTGCATGGTATGGACTTGATGGTTATGAAGTGGCGGATCTAAAAGATGAAGCGCAAAAACAAGCAAGACCAACTAGACAAAGACCTAAAGGAAGGAGGAGATAGGCTTGTCAGAGACAAATGTAAGAGCGAGAGTGATAAAGGCTTCCGTTTCCCCGAACACACAACAGCTTTATAAAGATGATTTTTCCAATCAATACGGGGATATTTTAGCACCACCTTATAATCTAAAAGAATTAAAGATGATAGGGGAATACTCATCCATCTTGCAGCAGTGTGTTGATGCATATAAAACGAATATTATTGAATTCGGGATAGAACCTGATTACAAGATTGATATCAACTCGGTAGATGTCCAAGAAGCGATTAAAAAACAGGCCCAAGAAGAGTGGATCAGGCTTGATGAATTCATTCGTTACTTAAATTTAGATGAATCTCCGGAGACAATTCTTGGATACGCTATAGATGATAGGGAAAAGACCGGTAATGGATATCTTGAAATAATTCGAGATGGAACAGGAACGCCAGCTGGGATTGAATACGCAGACACTCAATACATGAGAATATGCAAAAAGACTGTTCCCGAGAAAGTCGAATACACCATTTTGGAGAATGGCCAAGAAAAAAAGGTCACTCGTTGGAAGAGATTCCGGAAGTACGTTCAACTTGTAGATGACAAAAAGGTTTTCTTTAAAGAATTCGGCGATCCACGTATTATGAATTCAGCAACAGGGAAATTCGACGACAACACACCAGAAAATTTAAGAGCTACGGAAATTTACCACATGAAGATTGGTAGTGATACGTATGGAAAGCCAAGGTGGATTGGGAATCTCGTTAGTTTGTATGGAGCAAGAAAAGCAGAAGAACTGAACCTTACTTATTTCACTAACGGACGTCACATTCCTGCCGCCATAACAGTTAGCAACGGTAAGCTTGATGATGCATCTTACACAGAGTTGCAAGACTATATGAATAATTTAAGCGGAAGTGAAAACGCCCATAAATTTCTTTTGCTAGAAGTTGAAGGTACCTCACAAGAAGATATGATGGGCGATGAAAAAGTAACGCCTGCAAAAGTCGAGATAAAGTCTTTAGCAGAGATACTACAGCAAGATGCATTGTTTTTAGAATATGACGAAAGAACAAGGAATAAAATACGTTCTTCATTTAGATTACCGCCTTTGTATACAGGTGAATCTCAAGATTTCAATAAAGCGACTGCCGATACTGCAAGAAAGGTAACAGAAGAGCAGGTATTCCAGCCGGAACGCAAAGCTGTAGCCAGAGCCCTTAATACGTTGTTTTTAGAAGGATTAGGACTGAAATACGTTAAGTTGATTATAAAAGGAGCGAACTTCAGGGATCCAATCGAAATAGCCAAAGCGCTATATCCGTTAATATCTGCTGGATCGGTTGCGCCGAATGACCTTAGAAATCTTGCTTCACAGGTTCTTGGGGAAAAACTTGACGCATTCGGAGAAGAATATAATGTTCCTTTCCAAATGTTACTTAGAAGCCAAGAGCAAAGCGAAAACCTAATGACAGGGTTTCTTGATATAGAAAAATCGAAGGAAAAGCAAACGGACCTTATCAATCTATTAAAAGATATGCGTGATGTACTCGAGGGGCTGCAAAAAAATGCATAAAATAGATAAATTGATTAAGAGTCTGAATGATTTCATTGCCAAGGCAGATAAAGAGGAAAGCATTGAGGATATTGTTCCTGAATTCCCCGGACTCGATAAGTTACCTGCGATTATAGAAGATTACGAGAAAGCCGTCGCTAGATTACTAAGGGCGCAGCGTAAACGGTTTTTAGATGCGTTTAATACATTTATATCTAAAGATGACAAACAAACGCTAGAAGCCTTTCTCGTGTTCCTTAAGAGTGACCTTTTTGCAGCGGATGAATTTGCAGAGGAATTTAGTGAGGAAACAGCCGAGTTCTTACAACTGACCATTGAACAATTAACCGAACTAATGATGGAATCGATTGACAAGGATGTTTCTTTTGAGGTTTTATCGAAGAAAACAACGGATTGGATTGAGAAATGGTCCAAAGATTTAGGTGAATTAATGCAGTTAAACACCCATGAAGCGCTAGAAAAAGAGTTGTTACAAGCGATTGATGATGGAGATTCCATTGCAGAAGCGGAATTACGCATGAAAGAAATGTCGCAATTCAACCGTAATCGAGCAAGGGCAACGGCAAGGACGGAAATATTAACGGCTTCCAGCAGGGCGCACTGGGAATCGTTCATGCAAAGCCCAGCTGTTAAAGAAAAGAAGTGGAAACATAGCGGTACTAAGAAAATAGATCCACGACAAACGCATGTAGCCATGGACGGGGTGGCTATCCCTGTTGATGACTATTTTTATGTTGATGGAGAATCAGGTTTATATCCAAGAGACCCAAACTTCTCGGCAAAAAACCGTGTGAATTGTGGCTGTGTTGTTGGTCCTGTTGTTGATCAAGAAGTTCTTGGCTTATCGAAAGAGGAAAAAGAAAAGTTAAGACAAGAGGCTTTGAATGAAATGAATAATTAGGAGTGATGATATGCAAGCGCACGAAAGACTTGAAATGGAAATGGCCATCGATGAATTAAAAAAGGATATGCATCTAACCATAAAGCAAGCTGAGGCGTGTAGTGAGGTTATGCATCACTACTTTATTGCATTACAGGATAAAGGATTCACAAGGAATGAAGCCTTGAAAATCGTTATGGCACATGGAGTAAATATCGGAGGCAAATAGTATGACGATTAAAGAAATGGAACGACTAGCTGTAGTAAATGGAGTTAAAGTGTATTGGACGAATGAATTTGACTACAAAAGAAAAACCTTTATTTATGTTGTAGGGAAAAAGGAAGATAGATTGAACTTTATTATTGAGTTTGATTTTAGAAAACCTATATTTTCGTTTGTTAAATACAAGCAATCTCGCTTTATGATTACATCTAAATTAAAATCGCTCTTTCACAAAATGATTAGGAGGTCTCTTTATGTGTTTAAATGTAAATAACATTCCACTTGAAGTCGATGTTTGGAACGAGATTGAGGACGAGTTGCGAACGGGGTTGAGAGATGTTTTGAATTTGCGGCTTGAATATTCTGCTGAGAAAAGAGGGACGACAGTGGAAATTAATCACCCTGCTAACGACAGAATTTCCACTAAACGCATCGAACTTAATCAAGAGGATTCCGAAAGTTTGTTAATCAGATTATCAGATAGATTTAACTTTCAATGGACCAACATTGCGGAATTATCCTTTAAATTAGACCCAGGCGAGATACCTTTGTTTACAATGAGATTCTACCCACGTGTAAACGACGCATCAACGCTTGATAATACCAAAAGTAGGCGTGATCCAATAACGATTGATTAATAGTTCGGAGGGGTATTAGGTGGGAAAAACCAATGCAAAAGTTATAACGGGCTCCAATGCTCAAATAGTGCTCAAAGGTGAGGTAATAGGTACTGTGAAAAGTATAGAGGCTAGTGTTTCTTCTGACAAAAATAAAAAATGAGGTGTTCTTTCATGGAATATACACGTTCGGTTGGTGATTATTATGAGTCATTCGAAGGGGCGCCAAAATAAATAGTAGATCTTATAACTGCTTTGGAAGGAAAACAAAAAGCTCCTAAAGTGAAAATGCCTAAGATAAATATTCCTGACATTAAATTTCCTTATCTTCTATACGGAGAAAATGCCTAAGACGGAAAATGTTAAGGCGAACAAGATAACTAAAGGAGGGGTGGTTGGTGAACGCTAAAATACTTTATTATCTATGCAAAAAGTTAGCATGGTCACCGTATCAAGTAAGCAAGTATCTGAAAGGGGGTGATTACTAATGCCACGAGAGTTAGTCAATGCGAACATTACCCATGTTTCATACGTGGATAAGGGCGCAAATCAAAAGCAATTCTTCTTTACCAAATCAGATAAGCAGCCTGACTTCAAAAAAGAAGTGAAGCTATTTATCAATAAAGAAGATGAGGAGCAACAATTGGTTTATGGTGTTGTCTATGAGCCTGATGTTGAAGATTCGCACGAGGATTTCATGACGGCTCCTGAAATTGAAAAAGCGGCGCATGGTTTTATGAAGGACGCTCGCAACATAGACAAACAACATGATTTTGAATCAGGTGTCGGTGAAGTAGTGGAATCATACATTGCTCCTGCAGACTTCACAATCGGAGAGGAAACCATCACGAAGGGTTCATGGGTTCTTGTTACGAAAGCAAGTGATGAAATCTGGGAAGAAATTAAAAAAGGTGATATCACCGGTTATTCAATGGCTGGTACTGCCGAAACAATTGAAAAACAGAATAAAAAGCAAAACGAAAAGCCTGTTTCTAAGTCGAATGAAGGACGCGACGAGGAAATGAAGGGCTTTTTTAATTTGTTAAAAAGCTTCTTCACGAAAGGTGAGGTTCGAGACAACTACCAACGAAATCAAAAGAGGCGCAATTTGTGGTCTGTGTGGGACGGAATGGAAACAGCATTTTACGATTCTGTTTGGGACAACAGGACCCCAGACGTTGCTGATTTTGACCGAATAGAAGAAGCTGCTGCGGAATTTCTTGAAATCCTACGAGAAATTAAGGATAGCGGAGATATACAAAAAGCGCTCGAAAACAAACCGGAATCAATTGGAAAGGGTGAAAAGCAAATGAAGAAAGAGGATATCGAAAAACTTCTTGATGAAAAATTAAATCCGATCACTAAACGCTTGGACGACATCGAAAAGGATGAAGGCGGCGATGGTGGTGAAGGGAACGAGCCATCCGGGAGTGATGATGACATCATGAAACAATTCTCGGAAGTTCTTGACGATAAGTTAAGCCCAATCACGAAGCGCCTTGAAACAGTCGAAAAGGCTCGAGGGATATCTAAGCAGGCAGACCCGAATGATGGTCAGGAGCCTGTGCAAAAAAATCACTATTTAGAAGGAATTCTTTAATAAGAAGGAGGAAAACAAATGCCAACGAATCAACAAATCATGAAAACCGTTACTACTGGTTCTATTTCTTCTGGGCTATTAAGTCCGGAACAAGCTCAAAAGTTTATCCAACAGACTTTTGAAGCGACATCACTTGGTGGGCTTATCCGTAAAGAAATGCGTAAGGCCAAAACGGGGGAAATTGATAAAATCGGGATTGATTCTCGTATCCTTCGTAAGAAAACAGAAAACACGGATGATGGCTACCGTGCTAAGCCTAAATTCGACAAGGTAGAATATGCAACTACTGCAGTTCGTTTACCTTGGGAAATCACAGAAGAATCTTTACGTGAAAACATCGAGGGGCAAAGCTTTGAAGATATTGTCACCAACCTTATGACTACTCAATTAGGTATCGACCTTGAGGATTTATATATCAATGGTGATG